TGGAGGGCGTCCAGACGGACGACGGCGAGCTCTTCGGGCTCATTGTCAACCTGATCGACTACACGGTCGGTGCCGACAAGGGCGCCCAGATCGGCCTGTTCGACGACTTCGACATCGACTACAACCAGTACAAGTACCTGATGGAGACCCGGATCTCGGGTTCTCTGACCAAGTACAAGGCTGCGCTGGCTCTGCTGCGTGCGAATGGCACCGAGGTAACTCCGGACATCCCGACCTTCAACACCGGCACCGGTGTTCTGACGGTCCCGACGGTCACCGGTGTCGAGTACCGCAACGACGAGACCAATGCGGTTCTGAGTGCTGGTGCTCAGACGGCGATCGCTTCTGGCGCTTCGGTGTACGTGCGGGCATACCCGACCTCGGGTCACTACTTCCCGCACAACTTCGACGCGACCTGGAACTTCACCCGCGACTGACCTTCATAGCTAATGGCAAGGTTCGCGGGCAACGTCGGATTCGGCGTCTCGACAGAGGTTCGCCCTGGCGTGTTCGAAGACATCATTACCGTGAGGCAATACTACGGAGATGTACGTCGATCGGCACGTCAGGCGAACACTGTGGACAAAGTCAACGACGATATTGTCGTTGAGAACACCATCGAGATCGTCGCAGATTCATATGCCAGCGACAACATATTTGCCATTCGCTATGTGGAGTGGGCGGGCGCCAAGTGGAAAGTTCCCAATGTGGAACAACAAGGCGTCCGCCTGCTCCTCAGGTTAGGGGGTGTATACCATGGATGAGCTTCAGATATTCCTCGCGGAATTGTTTGGAGACTCAATCAAGAAGGTGTACATCCAACCTCCTGCGGGAATGGAGATGGAATTTCCTTGTATCACGATCAGTCGTGCTCAAGGAAACACCGCGTTCGCTGACAACTTAGTTCACCGCCATCAGAAGCGGTACTCGCTGACTGCTATCGCAAAGGACCCTGATCCAGGCCTTTACGAAGTGTTGGCTGATCTGCCCAGGTGTGTTCATGACAGATCGTTCCCGGCAGACAACCTCAACCACGATGTTTTCACGATCTTCTTCTAGGAGGAAGAATGACAGCGATTCAATGGGATGCTGCCGGAACTCGCAAGTACGAGACCGGCTGTGACCACGGCATCCTGTTTCCGAAGGATGGCGACGGGGTGGGCTGGAACGGCCTGACCAACGTCACGGAAACGCCTGCGGGTGCCGACAACACCAAGACGTACGCAGACAACATCGTGTACGGCGCGATTCGCGCTGCCGAGACCTTCGGTGGCACGGTCGAGGCGTACATGTGCCCCGACGAGTTCCTGGAATGCGATGGCATGAAGCTCGTCAACGGCGTTGCCGTTGGTCAGCAGCCTCGCAAGCCGTTCGATCTGTACTACCGTACGATCGTCGGCAACGATCAGGATCCGGAAGCGGGTTTCAAGCATCACTTCGGCTACGGCCTGACCACGTCTCCCTCGGAGAAGTCCTTCGCTACGGTGAACGACAGCCCCGAGATGACGGCCCTCAGCTGGGAGTTCGAGTCCAACCCGGTGTCTTTCGTCGAAGACGAGTACTCGGACCTCAAGCCGACCTCGCTTCTCACGATCGACAGCACCAGCCCACTGGTCGACCAGGCACTTCTGGCCGATCTGCTGGACATCGTCCAGGGCACCGACGTGGACGATCCGCGTATGCCCACCCCCGACGAGGTTCTTGCGGCCATGGGCGGCACCGGTCTGACCGATGTCGACTTGGTCGAGGAGACCAACCAGCCGACATACGACGGGTCGACCCACGTGGTCACTCTGCCGACGGTCACTGGTGTTCAGTGGAAGATCAACGGTGTCAACAAGGCACCTGGTGCTCAGCCTGCTCTGACCGCTGGTCAGACGGCTACCGTCACGGCGGTTGCTACGTCCGGCAACAACATTGTCGGCGACGACACCTGGACGTTCAAGTACTGACAGCTAGAAGGGAGGCCAGAGAATGCTCAAACTCAAGGTAATTCTGTCGGAAAAGTTCAACGAAGAGACAAATCGAATCGTCGTTGAGACTATCGACATTGAGCTAGAGCATTCTCTGGCTTCTCTGTCAAAATGGGAAGAGAAATGGAAAATTCCCCTTTTGTCAACGCAAGACAAGACAGAAGAAATGAACATTGACTACCTCATGTGTATGTGTTTGACTCCTGATGTGACTCCGGAGATTCTCTACAAACTAACTGAGGAGCAACAAACTCAAATTTCGGACTATCTCGAGACGAAACACACAGCTACATGGTTCAGTAATCAGCCCCAAGCTCGAAGTGGAGAAACAATTACAGCCGAACTTATCTACTTCTGGATGAGCAGTTTCAACATCAATTGGGAATCGCAATACTGGAATCTCAGCAGACTTTTAACACTGATTCAGGTCTTCAGTGTTAAGCAAGATAACAAGCCGACGCCTCAGAGTCGTCGCAATCGTCAGATGGACATCGCACGTATCAATGCTCAGCGGCGCGCTGAGTTGGGTTCCAAGGGCTGAGAGGAGGCATCATGTTGGTTTGGGACGAAGTAGGGACTCGTTACTACGAAACCGGTGTCTCTAAGGCCATCTTCTTTCCGATCGATGGTTCGACAGGCGTTCCGTGGAATGGATTGGTTTCAGTATCTATAGATCCTTCAGGCGGGGAATCCGAACACTACTTCTTCGACGGTATCAAGTACATGGATCGTGTACTTGCCGAGGACTTTCAAGGGACGGTTCAGGCACTTTCTACTCCTCGTGAATTTGAAGCTTGCGAGGGAGTTAAGAGCATCCAAAACGGTTTGAAAACACACTTCAACAAGCGGGACAAGTTCCACATGGCTTGGCGTACTGAAATTGGTAGTGACTCTGGTCAGTCGGTTGGCTATAAGATTCACATCGCTTACAATTGTCTTGTTCAGCCTTCTGCACGTAGTTATCAAACGATTTCAGACAACACCACACCAGATCTTCGATCGTTCGTTATTACAACAACGCCTGCTTGTGGAAGAGATTCATATTTCACATATGACTCTCGAGAAGGAGATCTTTCCGCTCTCGAAGCTCGTCTTTATGCGGGAGATCTCCCCAAGTGTTGGGAACTTTCGGGACTGGGACTTCCTCCAGGAGGAGGCGGTGGTGGAGGATCAACAGATCCTGATCTTGGTTGCGCAAAGCTTATTGAAGATTTTGAGAGCTTCATTCCGGGACAGGTTGTTGTCGATGACGTAGTGGTTGACGCAATTCTCGACACTCAAATCACAGACAACGGTCTGATCAACAACGGTTTGGACATCACAGTGCTTCCAGCGGTGGGAGCATATGCCGCCAATGATTCGGCTGCATCAGAGGTCGGCACCGGCGATATTCTCGCTGATGGCGACGACGCGACCTACATCACTTCGGCTGATGGCGACCTGGGTTACACCGTCGCGCTCCCACCGCTGGTAGGTTATGTTGAAGGTTGCACTCTAGAACTCCATATTCGCATGTCCATCACTGGCGGTGTGAATCCGGATGATCCAGACAACCTAGACGCAGATGCGCAAGTTCATATTTCCACTGATGCCACAGGAGACATCAACATTGGTGGTTTCTCTGATGGAGAAGATGAAGGAATGGGCTTCGCATTGTCTGATGTCGACGGTAATCCCGTTGATTACGTTGTGCCGTTAGCTATGAATGCATGGGTCGACACGACGATCGCGGACGTTATCGAAGCTCTTGAGGCTGGGGCATATTTGAATGTTGTTGGTGTTACTAACAACAACACAAACACAACTCCGGAAGTTCGGGTATACGAAGCATCTGTCGTAATGCTGAACGGCACGGATCAGGGTCTGTACTTGAGACCAGTCGATCAAGAAACTCAAGGCAGTACTGAATTGTTGATCAACGACGCAAGTTCACCTATGCGAGCAGCACATACGTCGTATGTCGATTTCGAATTGAAGGAAATCACATACGATCCTGCTTCTGGTGGCGATGTAGTAGACATCATGTCGTATGAGGATTCTGAAGACGGTGGACCGGCTCTTATTCGACTCGAATTGGATGTCGATGGAAATCCGATCCTGTCTGTTTATGAACCTCCGACTGTTTCTCCTACAAATAGCTACATTCTGGAAACCAATGTTTGGTATCGTGCTCAACTCGATGTTGGGTGGGAAAGTACCACATTCAAATTGGTTGCAAGGAACAATGCGTCGTTGTCGTTGATGACTCAAGTCATCGATTCGAGTGGCAAGGATCCCTTGTGTCAAGTGACCTTCCACGCTGGATTCTATGGGGTGAGCTTTGGCTAATACATTTGAGGTTGTCATTGACAACGCGAAGATCCAGGTGCATTGCCACGATGAAGAACCTCCTGCTACGACTTTGTTTATCGATGTTCCTCTCACAAGGGGTCGTGTTCAAAGAACGGAAGAGGATGGTTCTTCTACCGACGAATTTCATGACTATCCGGCTTCTTGGCCTGAGACAATGGAATACAATCGGTGGAGCGATCCGACGTATACACATCTTGGTGGAACCGTTATTAATCCTGTCGATTGGGACGGAATAACGATCGGCGGTTCAGACGGTTTCGTTCCTGATACGCCGGATGGATACGCCTTGACTGAAATTCGATTCATTCTGAAGGCTCATATGACTGGCGGGGCTCCAGATGTCATCACAGAAGACACTTCGAGTTGGGGTTATCTACCGGCTCCTACGAAATCTCCGTATTTCGCAGACGTGCATAGTGGGACGAGCAGAGTCTTTGATGATTTCCCGACGTCTGAACCGGCGGATTGGATTGAATGTGGAGAACCTTTCAGTCTTGATAACGATCATTTCGCTTCTCAATGGCGAATAACTAAATGGTTTGCTGTGATTCCTTCGCCCCCATATCCTGCTGAACCCAGAGCGATTGTTCTGAATGGTATGGGACTTCGGTTCGTTTACGATCCGATTTGATAAGGAGAATTGATGGATGATCCGTTTTCATTCGGTCAACTCTTCCGCCTCTTGGTGATTTTTCTCAGTTTCCTCGCTATGTGGAGTTTGTGGATCGTTAGGAGAGACAGAAAACATCGGTGGACGAGTAAGACTCGGGATATTTGGCTCGTTCTGTTCTTGTGGACGGTTGCTGCGGCTGAAGGCAACATCGAGCTTTGGTATCGCCATGCTCGACCAAGTGGGGCGATTTTCCTTGTGGTGTTCATCCTACTGTGGACAATCAAGGGAGTTTTCAACCCAGACAAGCTAGAAAAGGATCTAGAATGAAGGGAGGTAGGCTGTGGCTAGAGGACCGATCACGTTTAGCACGACCGGACACTTCAATAAGACCACAGCCTACCTACAGAAGTTGAAAGGGAACCATATTCTAACGGTTCTCAACAAACACGGTTCTGCTGGTGTAGCAACACTTCAAGCGGCTACACCTACGGATACTGGACTTACAAGAGCTTCTTGGTACTACACAGTAGGCGCAAAAGACGGTCAATACTGGATAGATTTCCACAACAGCAACATGGTTGGAGGAACTCCAGTAGTGATTCTCATTCAGTACGGTCACGCTACTAGAAATGGCGGTTATGTGATCGGAAGAGATTTTATCAACCCCGCACTCAAAGGGATATTTGACCAGATCAAAGAAGATGTGTGGAAGGAGGTGTCATCGGTATGAGCAACAACATTGAAGACAACATCGTCTCAATGAAGTTCGACAACAAGCAGTTCGAATCCGGTGTCGCCACTTCTCTGGGAACTATGGACAAGCTGAAGTCTTCGCTTGCCTTTCCCGACGCCGGTAAAGGTCTGGCAGATGTAAACAAGGCAGCCCAAGGTTTCAACCTGAACCCCATGGCCAATTCGATCCAGGGCGTCTCTAAGATGTGGTTGGGTCTAACAACGGTTGCTATTACGGCCATCTCAAACATCACCAACAAGGTAGTGGATTCGGGTATCCAGCTCGCGAAGAGCTTCACTATCGATCCGATTACTCAAGGTTTCCAAGAGTACGAGAAGAACCTGAACTCGACTCAAACGATCATGGCCAATACCGGCAAGAGCGTCAAGATTGTTGGACAGTACCTGGGCGATCTGAACCATTACTCGGACCAGACGATCTACAACTTCGGTCAGATGGCCGATAGCATCGGTAAATTCACTGCTGCTGGTGTGAATCTTCCTAACGCAACAGATGCGATCAAGGGTATGGCTAACTCGGCCGCTCTATCGGGTTCAAGCGTTGACCAACTGAATACGGCCATGTACCAAATGAGCCAGGCGCTTTCGACGGGTACTATCCGTCTAATGGACTGGAACTCTCTGGCGAACGCGGGAATGGGCGGCAAGAACATCCGAGAAGCCCTTATGGCTACTAACAAGACTTTGGGCGATCACGGTGCTGCTATGGAAGCAGCGATCCAGGATCAGGGCAGCTTCAGAGACTCTCTTCAAGCGGGTTGGTTGAATGCCGAAACCTTCACAAAGACGATGAAGGTCATGGCGGGTCAGACCAACAAGGCAGGTAAGACTGTCGCCTTCTCGGTCAAGCAGCTTCAGGGGATGGGATATTCTCTGCAAGCCGCTAAGGATCTGAACAAGCTTTCGTCTGCTGCAATCGACTCTGCTACGAAGGTCAAGACTTTCACGCAGATGATCGATGTTGTGAAGGAATCTATCGGTTCTGGTTGGTCAAAGATCTTCCAGGATCTGTTTGGTAACTTCAAGGAGGCGACAAAGCTTTGGACCGGAGTTACAAATACCATCACCGGTGGTGTGGGTAAGGTCTTCGGTTCTATCGACAAGATGCTTGTTGGTTGGAGAAAGCTCGGAGGTTTCGAAGATCTCTGGGCGACTGTCGGCAACATCTTCAAGATCCTGGGTAACTTGATTCACCCGGTTATCTCCTTGTTCCAGATGCTTCTGCCGAGTACGGGCAAGGCTGGATCTGGTCTGGCTAAGTTCACTTCTTTCCTGGCCACGTTCACTGGATGGCTTGTCAAACTGACAAGTCCCATGGGCGATATGA